TACATCTTCTTCTGTATTCTATGACATAGATATAGAAGAAGAGAAAACCATATCTAAAATAAAGATAGGGGATGGACATACTGACTACAAAAAAGTAGACATTGCTTGCAGGATGATACGCTCTGCTCCTGACGGTCAAAAGCATATGGTTCTTCTTAGGGCAGCAAATCTTCTTGGTGGTTATGTAGCTACAAAGTCTATAGAGTATGATATAGCTCTAAACATCCTTATTCACGAAATAAATAAGAAGAATATTGATGACCCTAAGCTAGCAAGGAAAACCATAGAAGACGGACTTAGGCACGGTATGGCTAGACCCATATCAGAGATTGAGGAGGACTTTAGGGAAGCTGTTAGGGAGGTTGGTGCTATGGAGGAAGAGTTATCATTCCTTTCCAACAACGCAAAGGATGACGACTTTATCTATAAGTTCAGAACTGGTCTTATCCCTATGGGACTACCACTTGGATACTACGAACTTGATGAACACTTTAGACTCAAGGAAGGGGAATTCTACGCTTCTCTTGCACACTCCCATATCGGTAAGACAACGGTAAACCTTTGGTTCTTATTCTTATCTGCACTGAAGTATGATTGGAACTGGATGGTATATACCGGAGAGAACCAGGCTGCATCTGTTAAGATGAAACTTATGGAGTTCTTTGTCGGTAAGAGAATAAGCCAAATGGATGACAGAGAGCATAATGTATCTCTTAGGTTTGTAGATGAGCATTTCTTCATGATGTCTACGGATAACATGTACTCCTATAAAGACCTACTAGAACATGCAAAGGTTCTTATGGCGTACAAGTCGTTAAAGGGTGTGTTTATTGACCCGTACAATTCCCTCAAGATGGAACTGACGGCTGCAAAAAATAAATACATATATGACTATGAAGCATACAGCGAAATGCTTAATTTTACAAAGAAGTACAATACCACTATATTCCTATCTGTCCACACGACAACAGCTTCTCAAAGGGATAGGGATAGTGGAGGCCATCAGAAGATGCCACACGCATCTGACACAGAGGGTGGAGCAGCATTGTATAATAGGTCAGATAACTTTATGACACTACACAGAAAGATTAAGGACCCTAACGAGTGGATGTACACTGAGATTTCTATTGACAAGATTAGAAATAGGGAAACTGGTGGCAAGCCAACATCACAAGGTTCTCCAATAAGACTTAGAATGGTTAATGGAATAGAGTTTGTAGACGATAATGATTATCTCCCGTTCAACAGAGAACAAGTATTAATAAAACATAAATTATTGTGATATGGGGTATGAGTTTATTGAAGATTCAAGAGTAGCTGTTATGGTGTATGACGTTTCAATAAGCGATATTAATGAAAGAAAAGAGAAGGCTGTTAAATACGCAACACTCAAACTTGCGGAGCAGAGGCTTGGTTTAGGATACACTGCAATTAAGAATGCAGCAAACAAAAGGACTAGGATATATGCCCCAAATTTAGATAAGGAAGTTGCAATAAGATATGTAAGATGAAAAACGTAGGCAAACACCAAAGCAGTTTTGATTTAGACCTTGAATATGGGAACCAGGGAGAAAACTTTGTCCTATCCCTTCTTAATGGTGCAACAAAGGTTGAGGTTAAAACAGACCGAATGGCTCATCATACAGGGAATATAGCCATTGAATATGAGTTTAATGGTAAGCCAAGCGGTATTAGCACAACGAAGGCGGACTATTGGGCGTTTGTTCTTGGCGATAAATCATTGGTTGTTTTTATCAAAACAGAGAATCTAAAGGATATAGCCAGGGCGTGGTTCAAAAGCGGTAGCGTGGTAAGTGGAGGAGATTTCAATTCCTCAAAAATGATTTTAGTACCAATAACAGAAATATTAAACACATGAAGCAAGTATTCACAGACAAGTCATTGCAAGATGCTTTTGAGAAAAGCGTATCTATGCACGAAGATTTTAGAAAGGTAGTATCAAAGAAAGTAGATTGCGCTAACCCGGCAGAAGTCGTAAACCACATGTCCGAATTAACGGAGGTTATGTCTAAGGGTGTAGTAGCTAAGGCTCAATTTCAATTCCTAACAGAGAAGCTGTCTTTTCAGAAGTGTATGAATCTCAATAACCAGGAGATGGGTGCTACAGAGAAAAAGATAGTAATAGCCTACGAAATTGGAGACTGCTCATTCTATAACGCACTTTGCGAAATGCTAATTAAGGAGGCTCATTATAAGATGGACCTGCTTAGAAGCGCCCTATCCTATTCTAAACAAGAAATGGTAATGCTTTAAATATAATATTATGAATAATCAAACAAAGCTATCGCTAACAATGCACGGAGTAACTACGACAGTAGAATTTCCAAATGAATATGCTGACATTAATGACTTATTTAATGCTTTTAAAACTGTTCTCATTGGAGCTACATTTATAGAAGAGCAGTATAGAAATTATATAATTGAGTTAGGACAAGATTTTTCAGAAGACAAAAACTATAACAATGAATAGACTACTTTCAACATTAGCAATTTTGCTTACCACACTCCTTTTTTCATTGCTTTACTTAACATGCAATGACCATAAAAAAATATTAGTACTAGAGCAAACTGTAGACAGTCTGACACATGAATGTATTGTAAAGGACACCGCTATAGATGAAGCTACACAAATAGCTATACAGCTTTCAGATAGACTAAATATACTATACGAAAGACATCCACAAATACATAAAGAACTCTTTTTAGAATGAAACAGATAAAGAAAGTACAGAAGTATGGTGTTAAGTTTGACTCAAGGCTTGAGTTATTCTTCTATGAGTTATTGCTTAAAGAGGAAATACCATGTACTTTCCAAAAAACATACACTCTTCATCCATCATTCAAATACAATAAGTCCACGGTTAGGGCAATGACTCTAACTGTGGATTTTGATTTTACTGACCATGGAATAGATTTTATAGTAGACACTAAAGGCTTTCAGAGGAACGATAACAAATTGAAATGGAAGCTTTTTAAGTATAAAATGCACTCGGAAAACAGGTATCCTCAGATATTTTTGCCAAAAAATCAAAAAGAATGTCTTGAAACTGTGTCAATTATAAAAAATGTTTGTAATTTAGCAACCAAACAACCTTATAATGCCAAAAATCAGGCCAAGGGTTACGGAGGACGAATACCAAGTAATCAAACAGCTAAGAGAAAGACACGAGGCGTTACAGAGAGAGTGCGAAGAAAAAGGAATACCAATTGAGGATGTAAAACACTATTGGTATAAGGGAGATAATTTCTCAATAAATGTAAAAACTCCTATTCTATCCTATACAGACGTTAAAGATGATATCGTAAGGGAGATGAAAGAATATGCTCCCCAATACCCCAAAATAAAGAGAGAACACAGCAAAGAGTCACATCTTCTTGTAATAGACCCAGCAGACATACACATAGGTAAGTTATCCGTAAAGACAGAGACCGGAGAGGACTATAATCCCGCAATAGCCGTACTCAGAGTATTGGAAGCTGTTAAGTCGTTGTTATCAAAGTGTTCTGGGTTTAAGGTAGATAAGATAATGTATGTAATCGGCAATGATATACTTCATATAGACACCCCAAAAAGAACAACAACTAGCGGTACTCCGCAAGATACTTCTGGAATGTGGCACGAAAACTTTATTATCGCCAAAAAACTTCACGTATCAATAATTGAATCTCTGATGCAGATAGCTGACGTTTATGTACAGTATGACCCATCTAACCATGACTATATGTCTGGATTCTTCCTAGCAGATACAATCAGTTCGTGGTTCGCAAACAGCAAACAAGTCACATTCAATACAGACCCAACACATAGAAAATACTTTAGATACCATAATAATTTGATTGGAACTACGCACGGGGATGGTGCTAAAGAAGCTGACCTTCCACTCTTAATGGCCCATGAAACAGGTGTGGATTGGGCCGAGTGTAAGCATAAGTACTTTTATACCCACCATATTCATCACAAGAAGTCAAAGGACTATATGGGAGTGACTGTTGAATCTATGAGAAGTCCATCAGGCCCAGATTCCTGGCACTACCGAAATGGATACCTTCATTCACCAAAGGGTATTGATGCCTTTATACACCATCCAACGCAAGGTCAGATAGCTAGAATATCTCACATATTCTAATTAAGATAGATGTGGTCTAGCATGAATGGTTCTGTTTCTTCATAACACCCTATGCCATCATCTGATGCAAGGTCATCCATCTTTATTTCTTTTATTTCCTGGAGCATTCTTTCAAAACTCATATTCGTACACATGTACAGAATAGACGGATTTCTTGTATCGTCATCAATCTTTTGAAATGAAATAATCATACAACGAAAATAGGCATTTTATGCCTTCGTTGATTTCCCGTTTCTACCGTTTCTAGCTCTGTTAATTCTGCTGAGTTCAAGCTTAAACTTACCGCTTTTGGTATGGCTCATATCCTTGCCATCGCCATTACCATATGTACCTGCTTGTCTATTGGCTTTGTTTAGTTTAGCCCTGTACTTTTTTCTTTCTTCTGTTTTATGATATTCTTTATCGTACTTCCTTTTTCTTTCTATGGAAGACTTGCTATACCCTTTATAAGATGGGTGTTTTCCTGCATTACTGTTTGCTGCCATTTTTATTTATACGCTTTTCAAACCAGCCGTATATCTGCAAAGATAACCAAACAAGGGACATAATACTCACGATAAATGTAACTAAAGGGTTGATTTTCACTAGGTCAAACACAACTAACCATGTCATAACTGTTGAAGGGAAGCCGAGAATGTCAAAGTCTTGATTCATTTGTTACATATATTACGCAAATATATATAAGTATTAATACGGAAATTCAACTTTGAGATTTTGCACTAAGACAACTCTCCTATAAACAGCTTAAACTTACTTATGCGGTCTTCCAATCCGTGTGTACCACCATTTACCATTTTGGTAATTGCCTTAACATCTTCATCTGTCTTACCCTTGTCAGCCAATGCATTCAGCTTCCTACTATCCCAAAACCAAGCAGCAGAAAGAAGCGGATACTTGGTAGCTACTAGGTCTGGGTTGGCCAAGATATCATCATCTACAACCTTATCAAAAGCTGTATAGTTCTGCTTCCCGGTCAGCTGTATGAATCCCCTGCCCTTAAATTTGCTGCCATCCTGAGAGTTTTCATCACCATTACCCATACGTGAAGCATACACCCTATTGGCTATAGTGTTTGGCTTTTTCTCATATTGCTTGGCTAGAACCTCATTCGGGAAGTACTTACCAAAAACCTTCATTAATCCTTCCTTAGAATAGTTTAAGTTCTCTGTTGTAACCTTGAAGTTACCACTCTCATGGGCACACTGAGCAAGGAAGTGGGCAAGTCTGAGTGGAGTGTCAATCTTAAACTTCTCCATCACAGAAGGTATCTGGTCTAGTACAGCTTGCGGAATCTTTGTTGCAAGTTTATTCAGCTCCATCTTTCTTCGTTTTTATAGTTTGCCAAGCAGATATACCAAGTGATAGGGCAGCAAAAGCTGCTGTTGCTTCTACTAAAACATCTGACGGCTTTATATCCCCATGGGTAAAGCTGTTAGCTAATAATGTAACACAAAGAGATGTAGCAGCCATCCCACCAAAGAATCTCTTGCTGCTAATCTTCCCATCCTCTGCGAACAGACTCCATAAAAAGTTTTTAATTGCCTTCATTTTCTACTATTGTTGAGTCAATTGATTGAATACTATCTGTAGTAACTTTCTTTTTACCCCAGAAGTTTGTCTTCTCTTTGATATAAATTGTGTCACGAATTATTACTGATTTTGTGACACGAACTATCTCCTTCAAGCTCTCATTCTCCTTCTTTAAACTGTCAGCGTCTGACTTTAACGTATATATGTTTTTTATAATAACTCTTTCCTTCTCCTTGATTTTTTTCTCAGCTATAGGAATCAATACAGCTACAGAATCATAGAATTTACCTTTATCTATAATCTCCAGTTGTACAGAATCTTGTACAACCTGCTTTGGCTTACCATTGCAGGCAACCAACATCAATATGGCAATAAGGTATCTCATTTTATCTTACCTAGTTCTTGTAAAACAATAAGTTTAGATGTAGCAGCAGCAAGAAGGCTGTCGGAACGCTTTAGCTGTACGCTCAGAAGGTCAATCTTCTGCTCAAGCTTATCAATCTTGGCACTCTGTGCCTCAATCTGACTGCTGTAGTTAAGCTTCCCGTCAATGTACAAGTAGCCAACGGCTGACAGACAAAGAAGAAGGATAGCCTTTACTGGCTCTTTTACAAACTGAGCAAATGTGAATGTCGGAATTGCACTTTTCATCCTATAGCTTTATATTTAGTTGAACATTATATATTGGCTGACCGCCAACCAAGTTTACTCCAACTCCGTATATTCTATTCCTTTTTGTCTTCAGCAATAAGGATGGTCCGATTCCCACAAATGTACCATTTTTCTGTAAATCTACCCTAGCACCTAAGTAAAGCTCGTTCTTTGGTAGCTCCTTTACAATTTTAGTATCCGTAATTGTAGGTATAAGAAGGTCTGTTCCCCACATTCTACCAATAATCTTATTAGTTGATACAGTATCCTGTACATATATGCTACCGTATTCTATATTGAATGTGTCATTGTATACCCTTTTAGAGTAGTAATCCTCTACATACTTACGCATGGCGTTACTATCCATCACCGGAACTTCCACATAGATGGTAGTATCCTCTACGATAGTATCCTTCTTGCCACTTACTTTATAAGGGACATATTGGGTGTCTATTGTGTGCTTTAAAACCTCATATTTCTTGCCATCAACCTTTACTATTTTCCCTTCAGGTTTGCCACATTCTGCTCTAAAAAGCATGATTAAAAGAAAGGCTATAATAAGCCCGTATACGATATGTTTCATGCCGTAAAGATACAAAAAAGGGCCGCCAAGAATGACAGCCCCGTATATCACAACTATGAGTACACTGTTATACTACTTCAAGTTCTTCCACATCGTCTTTAGGGAATACTAGACCTTCTACCCATCCCTCTAGGAATGCGTAGTTCTCAATACCATCATTAGAGAAAGTAAACTGATAAAACTCAAACTCTTTTTCAAGCAAAGCCTTGATGTCCTTGTTCATCTTCTTCAAACCATCTTTGGAGTACTTATAACCACCCTTCTCATCTAGAATAAGGCAACCCTTTTCATCAGTATGGGCGTTGTCAAGTCGAATATCTTCAACTTTTTCGTTATAAGCATCAAGATGCTCCTTCATTTTAGTACCAATCTTCTGGAGTTTCTTGATACCCTTATTGTTTTCTGTTACCTCCTCCTTGTTACCGCTAAGGATGTTGATTGCATTTACGAGCATCAGAAGCTCATTGTACGTCTTAGTTACTTTTGCCATGGTTTTTTTGGTTTACTTATTACAAATTTAGTGCCAAATTACCTCATATTCAAAAAATTAAATAGAAAAAGTATCGCAAATATCAACATAGCATGATATACAGGTCCAAGAATGTTCTGTATATCGTACAGGGTCCTGTCTATGATACTAGTAGTAGTCTCAGATGTATAGTCGTATGGCAACCCCCTAAATAGGTTTAGGGATATGTCAAATACTAGCCTCCTAAGTACAAGAAGCCCAATAACTACAGACCAACTATCTGTAAGAAAGTATGCAGGGAATATTAGAACCACGTATACAGCTCCATTTATTCCATGAAATACATGCTTACCTTCAGATATTAGTCTGTAGTCGGTATAAGCTAGGGCTATGTTTACTAGCGTGTATAGGCTAATCCAGAACAACACCTAAAGCTATTAATAAGCCTATAATTTCCATGAGAGCCAGAACACTCCAGAAGGCGGAAAAGATAGCATTGCCTCTGTCGTCAGCGGCACTGAACTTATCCTTAACACCCCAATAGCCTACAATTAGGGTAGCTCCACCTAATGCAAATATTGGACTAGCAATGAACGGTAACCACCAATAGACATACATAAGTTCGGTATACTTCCATATAGAAAGTGGAAGCAGAGTCCCTACTAGGAACCCTACTACCCCCCTAATGTAACTCATACCAATACTACATTGAGTTTGCCTGCTGCCCACTGATAAGCCCAAGCATTGATGTCTACACCTGATTGAGAACCCCAGTCTGCATAATCTTGACCACCCATGCCGAGGTTACCTACAGCTACTACTTGACCTGCGGTAACAATATCATTACCTTCAGCGTCTTGAGTTGTAACGTCAGCTTCTTTAAGCTCGTAATAGAACTGTGCAGAAGACTGAAGGTCGTCACCGATAGACCTAAGATTAAACTGTTCTGCTGTCTTAACTTGTCCGTCTTTCCATACGGATACTGGTTGAATTTGTGCCATTGTTTATTGTTTTTAATTTATCCTATATTGAAATATTACATTTACTGAACATGTTGTGTTTGGAGCTTTACAAGTCAAACCTGCTCTAGTCGTATCACCTGAAGCTATATAAACAGCTACGCTATTGGCAACAGAACCAGAATCAATGATTGTTCCTGTTCCACAGTAATACTGTGGGTTAACAGAAGTTGATATTGGAAGACTAAAGTAAAACTCCGTTTTTGCTGTTGTTGAAGATACAGTTAAATTTACTCCTATAGAAACAGTAACTATGTTGTCAACTCTTATATATGTTGCACCTTCAAGAGTTAAGCTAGTACAGTTAAATATGTTTGTTAATGTAGGAGTATATGTATTTGATACTGTTGTAGGTATTGTTGCCCAAGTATTATCACCTCTTAAATATGTGCTAGATGATGCTGTACCTGTGGCAGATAGTTTTGATATGCCTATAGTTGAGTTATCAATAGTCCAAGTTGCACCACCTCCACTTACTGTTATATCACCCTTATCTCCATCTGATAAAGTACCAGAAGGAGGAGTTACAGTTATCACATTACCGGAAGAATCAAAAGCAAGATAACCGACTGCTGTACCTGTAAATGATGATGTTGAAGTGTACTGTTTAAATACAACTCTACCATTATCTTGGAACTCTACCCTATCTGTTTTAGTAGAGCCATTCCAAGTACTAAACACAAGATATGGGAAACTACCTGTTCCATTACCCCAAACAAAGTTTGCTTCACCAGAACCTCCTGTATAGTTCCATCCAAGGAAAATACCGTTGGATGCTGATGGTGTTCTAGCGCCACCCATATTTCCTAAGAACGCCCCAGACCATTGGTTTGCTGTAGCAATCTCTAATGAGTTTATAGAGTTTGGTGATGCTCCAATACCTACGTTTAGGTTAGAGCCTATTGTCATAGCCAAGGAAGGAGTAGCTCCTGTATAGAACTCTAATCCACCACCTGTTCTATTTTGAATTGTTCCATTCTGTGCAGATGTGGAAGGCTTAAGGAATATAGATGCAGAGTTTGATGCTCCTATAGCTTCTACTGTAATGTAAGGTTCAGCAGACTTGAATACTGCGACATTATTATTACCAGTATTTTCTACTGTAAATAAAGAAGTCGAAGCATTCCCAGAAAATGTTAATTTATTTACCCCCAAACTTACAGTCCTATCGCCTGTAAGTGTACCGTCTGAGTTGTAGATGTTCGTACCACCTCCACCACTCACCGCACTCCATCCTGTGGATAGGTACTGATATAGTCCCTCTGTGCTATCCGTCTGATACACAATTAATCCTGCCGCTGGGCTGCTTATGGCAGTCCTTTGAGTTGATGTCATTCTTGGTG